GTGTATCATACAAATAAAATCTCTATTAACATTTTATGAAATCTGATATTATAGTCGACTAGAATAAAATATAGTATACTGAATATATTGATCCATAGCTCAATCGGCAGAGCAGTCGACTGTTAATCGACAGGTTCTTGGTTCGAGTCCAAGTGGATCAGCAAAAAAGCGGGAGGGAAATATGGAACATAATAAATTAACACCAGAAGGTGCCATGACTATTGGCGCTGTATTGGTGGCAGTATTTATTCTTGCTATTGTTATAGCATCTTAATTTTTGGCTTCATCGTCTATCGGTTAGGACTCCAGATTTTCAATCTGGCAAGACGGGTTCGATTCCCGTTGGAGCTACATTTGACAAAAATTTTTTAGTAATGTTATACTTCTAGCCTTGGACAGTTTTCGGAGATAATTTCAAGGGGTTAAACTCCAAGTGCGACAATGACGGAAATGTTATTAGTCTGGCTTATACATCCAGTATAGGTTCAACCGATGAATTGCAGGCTTACAACCTTAAAAGACAATTTCGGGGTCCTTTTCTTAAAAAGGGGTGTAGGGGTTGTATGCTCCAAATCTGGAAATATCCCTAAAAGAAATATATAAATATAATATATATCTTAGTCAACTAGAATATGAGATAAATAATGGATATAGATACATTTAAAAAGAAATTTGTAGCATCATTGCTAATTCTTATTGTTGCTTATCTAGCTATAGGCATAGCTTTAAGTTAAAATATGCTTTATTGGCCTTCTAAGGCCTATATAAGAGTTTATTAGCATATAGGGTATACATGAGTATGGGTTCTCTTCTACCGCCGTCGCACTTCAATTAGTCAATTAAAAATGAAATATCTTTTCTTGTTTTAATGACACAAGGAACTATTGTATGATTAGGATCATTATGTCTATCTATTGCAATAGAGTCTAATGAACTAAATATTTCTGGGGTGATTCTTTCAGCTTTTAATTTATTTTCATATGCATCTAAATACTCTTGAAATGTCATAGTTGGATTTTCTATTTTATTATATTCTCTTCTTTTTTCGATTTTCACTGATCCGTCGAAATATGATAAAAATTGTCTTATATAATATTTAGAATTTCCTTCTTTTAATCTCTTAACACCATGATATACATCTACAGGAAATATTAATCCGTCTCCTGCTTGCATTTTATATTCAAAATAATCCTCTACAAGCCAAGCCTCACCAGTCTCACCAGAGATAGCATCTACATATGGGACCTTTTCTACATTTTCATGTTTAAAGAATATAATGTCTCCACCTTCGTAATCATCGTTAATGTATATATTAAAATTAAAAGAATGATTTTGATCATAGGCTCCACCTTTAATTACATCTTGGTGAATATCCATTTGCCAATTTTTTGAAGAATTTGTATTTGTTTCAAAAACAACTAAATCGGCCATCAATACACCGTTTCTGTTACCATTTTCCTCTAAATCATCTAATGATTTTGGAATAAATTTAGGTATTTTATTTTTTTCAAAATACTCATCATCAAAATAATTATCTCTGTAAATGTTCAAAATTTCAAAAAATACATCTAAACATTCTCTCTGAAGCGCAGCTCCAAAACTGGAATCTTTTTTATATGAATGGTCTTGCATTGGATATGCTTTAGAATAATTGCCCCATGGCCTCCAGTCTTTCCATGTGTCTTTATTAAAATATGGGTCATCACCGTTTTTAGAATTTTTTATAAATTCATAGGTTGCAACCTTATCCTTTAATACATTTTTAAATAATAAAATTCCACTTCCTAGATCAATTGGCTTTAAGTTCATTTTTTCCTTTTTATTATAAGTATCTTTTTAAAAAAATTTTCGATTTTATTCTGTAATTTAATTTCATGACTTTCATTTTTATAATGATCTGATTGAAAATATGGATTAAACATTTGATCACTAAAATGTCTTCTCGGCGCCATAATATAATTATACCACTTAGACTATCGAAGTAATAATTCCGCTAGATACAGTTATTGTTTTACCATCGTTAGATGTAAAAGAACCACTAGCTCCATGAAAATTAACCCAAGTGGTACCATTCCATTTAAGCATATCACCAGAAGTTTTACCATTTAATACTACGTTATGAAGTTCTTCTACTTCAAAACCATTTTGTACTTTTACAAATATTTCTCCATTATTTTGTTGAGCTCTAGTTACAATTCCTATAAACACTAAATGTGCAGGCGCCACTGGTTTATTTGCTAAACCGTATATTAAATTACCATCTACTCCTAACCAAACTGGATCTCCAGGATTAGCCCCATTGGTATTTAGTCCAGCCAATAAGCCTTCTGTAACTACATAACCTATTCCATTTTTATTTAAACTTTCTTCAAGTAGACCCATAGTTTTAGACGAGGTCATTTCTATATTATTACTGGCTCTGTTTATCAACATATTAGTACCAGATTGACCAGTTGAACCAGTTACATAAACAGCTTGGCCTTTATTTATTGTTCCATTATAATCGCTTTTAACCAAATGTTTTACAGTAGATATATAGGCAGTAGATGGGTCAAATGGTGGAGTAGTAATTCTTATTCTTGGCTGAGTCATCCGATATCCAATTTAAATAATGCTATAGATACACCTGCATCGCCTACTGCAAATATTTTATCGCTAGGTGCAAGCTCTATAGTAAATGATTGTCCAGGATAAAGCTTATGTCCATAATTTGAAGAAGATACAGATTCATTACCAAGATAAGCGTACCCAGTTGTCATAATATTTTGAATAGATAAAACCATAGGTCTATCAAGAACACCACTTCTTGTTAAATCTAGCGGTGTGCTATTTAATAAAATTATAGATTGTCTTATCACTATACTATTATACCGCTAATCAACAGAAAACCCAATCGGAGGCGGATCCAATTGGGCTCTGGCATCTAATGATGCATTGTAAGGAGCTAGGCTCGACCTACAAAACTATTTTATAATTTATATATTTTAAAGTCAATCTTTATTAATTTTTTCAAAATATTTTTTTCTATATTCAGATCTCCACAAAAACATAACTAAATTTACACGCTCCCCAGATTCGACCTTATTTACTAAATGCGGAAAATTCATATCCCCACGGAAAAAAATAAGGGTTCCAGGATTTGGTTTTATTTTTAAATTTTGTAAAGGGAATTCTATCTCTCCACCTTGATATTTATTGTTTAAATATAATATTGCTGAATAATCTGGCTCTAAACCTAATTCTTTTATTATATTTTTATCTGTTCCATATGGAAAATAAAAAGAACCATCTGGATCGTAATTGTCATAATGTTCTGTTATTTCTGACCCTGAAATCATTTTACTATAAAATATTGTTCTTGGATCAATACTAGTGTCATATTTTTTTGATAAAAATGATTTAATAGACACAACACAATTTGTTAATAAATCTATAGATATATTTTTATTTATATTATCAGAGTATTCTTGAATTGGATTATTGTATCCAATTTTCCAAGCAGATTCTATACCTTGACTAGGTCCTCCAAAAATTCCTTTATTTTCAGTTTCATTTAAAGAATCTTTGAATGAATCTACTATGAAATTACAAGAATCTTCAGATAAAAAATTTTCTATAATTTCTACATTGTTTTGCATTTATCAAGAAATATTTTTAAGTAAATCTTTAGATTGTAATCCATCTAGAATATCAGAGCATACTTGTCTGTAATATGGCTGTGCGGCTAATATTTGTTTTTCTAATTCTATTAAACTAGAACCAGATTCAACAGCAACCATTCTATTTCTTGTATTGATTTTTTCTACCATTAATTCAATTACTGCAAATTTATCCATTCGTCTCATCCTTTTCAGAAGTAAATGAAGGGACTGGACCTAATAGATATCCTTGATCATGATATGCAATTAATTTAGATACCTCGTCGCCATCATCTTTTGATGTATTTTTGGCTATTAATGTTAATACGTCATAAATTCTATGAAGCATAATATAGCTAACCATTGGAAGATTATCTTCCAAATTCTGTTGTTGCCTATCCTCTTCAGACATTTTTATCAACCTTTTCTTTTATACTATTATACAATTTTTCTCCTATAAAATTTTTATAAGAACAAGATAAACAATATAAAAATATATTATCTTCCATATCTAAATTAGATTGAAGAAGGCCTTGGTCCATAGGACATTCTATCCTAGGTACAAGACCCTCTTCTGATAAAGCTATATATTTAGATACATATTGTATCTTTTTCAATATCGCTCCTTAAGCTGAAGGAAACTCTGTAATAAGTTTCTTTGCTTTGACTATAGAGTTTGGCCAGGAAGACCAATCTTTACCGCCCTTAGTCATATAGTACGTTATCTCGGCATTTGTTACTGGATCAAATAATTCCTTATTTGAAACTAATTCGAATTTTTCTAATCTTTTTACACCTAGTTGCCCAAGCATATTAATTTGAAAAATTCCGTAAGATTTATCACCAGTTGATTTGTTGTCGTTTAAAGCCATTGGTCTCCCATTAGACTCTACCCTTGCAACAGCCCAAGCTGTTTTTAAACCAATTCCTTCAAATCCCACAGCCCATAGTAAATCTTTTAAATCTTCAGGTGCAAGCATTTCTGAACTGGCATAAGTATCATTACTGAACTTATTTATTATTTCTCTTTTTAGTTGTTTTTCGGTTTTTTCTACCTTTGCAGGCAGTGCTTGAGTTGCTGTAGGCCCAGGCTGGACTGAAAACAAAAATAATGTTATCATTATAATTGCAGTCCAACTATGAACTACATCGCTCAAACGTTGTTTGATTCTCTCCATTGGCATTTCCTCCTTTAGAGATAACGGACTATAATAATAACATTGTATTTGTAGATGTGTCAACCTAGTTGAGTAGAAAGATTTTATGAATATATCATTTTCAACACCTATTATTAACTTAAAAAGTAATAATGGTTATGGATATGCTGCTAAAAATATAGTAAAATCATTGACTAATTTAGGACACTTTGTTCCATTTCAAGACCCAAAATCAAAAGTTCAATTAAATTTTTCTCAGCCATCGCATTATAAGTTACATAAAAATCAATATCAAATTAGTTATACTCCATGGGAATCTACCGTTATTCCAAAAGAATGGATTTACTACATGAATGCATGTGATGAAATATGGACAACTTCTACTTGGTGTGCAAATAATTTTGAAGATAATGGATTTAAAAATGTTAAAGTTTATCAACATGGAATAGATCCAATATGGAAGCCATACCGTAGACCAGACGATGGAATAATTAAATTTTTGCATATAGGAGAACCTGCTCCAAGAAAAGCGGGTCAAATGGTTGTAGATGCTTTTGTTTCTTTATTTGGAAATAATCCAAATTATTCTTTAACTATAAAAGCTGATCAAATAAATACAACAAGAATATATAACAACTATATAGATAAAAATATTATAGGATTGCCACAAAATTTATATTCTAATATAAATTTAATTACTGATGTTTTAAATGATGAAGATTTGGTTAATTTATATAACTCTCATGACGTTTTAGTTTATCCAAGTTATGGAGAAGGTTTTGGCTTTATTCCATTACAAGCCTTAGCAACTGGCATGCCAACTATTTGTACAAGTGGTTGGGCAGAATATGAAAGTTATCTTGGGCCATTAAAGTTAAAATCTGAATTAATAGATTCCCCATGGCCTTTTCCGCATGAAGGTAAAGTTTTAGAGCCAAACTATAAACATCTACTTGAAGTTATGAGAGACGTTGCGATAAATTTTAATGCATATTCTGGTTATTATTTTGCTCAGTCAACTAAAATACATAAAGAATATAATTGGGATCAGTTGACCAATAATGCATTTGATCATATTTTTAAAAAGTTTTCTTAAAGTCTTCCCTCTATAAATAACATTTGATACACTTATATCTCATTTAAATTTAATAAACCGTCAGGCGGAGAAAAGGTCGTATAATAAATGTCATACAGCATTCAGAATCCATATGAAAATTTTATTGCATTGTCAAGATATGCAAGATGGATACCAGAAGAAAATCGTCGAGAAACTTGGAGCGAAACAGTAGATCGTTATTTTTCTTTTATGCTAGATCATTTATTTAAAGAACATTCATACGAACCTTCATCTAAACTTATAGAAGAATTAAAGCAAGCAGTTCTTGATAGAAACGTTATGCCTTCAATGAGAGCAGTAATGACTGCAGGCGCTGCTTTGGAAAGAGACCATGTTGCTGGATATAATTGTTCATTTGTGCCAGTAGACAATCCAAGATCATTTGATGAAACAATGTATATTCTTATGTGCGGAACAGGTGTTGGATTTTCTGTAGAATACAAGTATGTAAATAAACTTCCTGCAGTTCCAGAAACATTTGAAAAATCTACAACAGTTATAACAGTAGAAGATTCTAAGCAAGGTTGGGCAAAAGCATATAGAGAATTATTAGCTTTACTATGGTCAGGACAAATCCCGTCAGTAGATGTTTCAAAGCTTCGTCCAGCAGGAGCAAGACTTAAAACAATGGGAGGTCGTTCATCTGGCCCACAACCATTAATAAATCTTTTTGATTTTACAATTGCTAAATTTAAATCAGCAGCAGGTCGTCAATTAAAGCCAATTGAGGCACATGATTTAATGTGTAAAATTGGTGAAATCGTTGTAGTTGGTGGAGTTCGTCGCTCTGCAATGATTTCTTTATCTAATATCAATGATATAGAGATGGCAGCAGCTAAATCAGGAAATTGGTGGGAGAATAATTCTCAACGTGCACTATCTAACAACTCAGTGGCTTATTCTCGTAAACCAGAAATGGAACAGTTTATTGCAGAATGGAAAAACTTATATGATTCAAAATCAGGAGAACGTGGAATCTACAATGTTGCAGCGGCACAAAAACAAGCAGCTAAATATGGAAGACGGGATCCTGAAATTCATTATGGAACCAACCCTTGTTCGGAAATTATTCTCCGTCCTTATCAGTTTTGTAATCTTTCAGAAGTCGTATTACGTGAAAAAGATACAGTTGAAGATGTTGCAAATAAAGTCCGTCTTGCCACTATTTTAGGAACATGGCAATCAACATTAACAGATTTTAAATATCTTCGTAAAATTTGGAAAGATAATACAGAAGAGGAGCGTCTATTGGGTGTTTCTTTAACTGGTCAATTTGGACATAAATTCTTTTCAGGAAAAGAAGATATTGATAAGTTAGAAAAAACATTAATTCAACTTCGTGAGTCTGCAAGAAAAGTAAATGCAGAAGAGGCTAAAAAAATTGGTATTCAGGAATCAGCAGCGATTACATGTGTTAAGCCTTCTGGAACAGTATCTCAACTAGTTGGAGTTTCATCTGGAATGCATCCTTGGCATTCTCAATATTATATTCGTACAGTACGTGGAGACAAAAAGGATCCAATTTCTACATTTTTAAAAGAAGTAGGTATACCAGTAGAAGATGATGTAATGAAACCAAATGACACATATGTATTCTCATTCCCAGTAAAAGCTCCAGAAGGCGCTATTGTTAGAAATGATCTTACTGCAATTGATCATTTAAACACATGGTTAATTTATCAACGTGCATGGTGTGAACACAAGCCATCTATTACAGTATCTGTGAAAGAAGATGAATGGATGGAAGTTGGCGCATGGGTATACAAGCATTTTGATGAGGTATCTGGCATTTCATTTTTACCACATTCAGATCATACATACAAGCAAGCACCATATCAAGAAGTTTCTAAAGAAGAATATGTAGATCTTTTAAGCAAGATGCCTAAAGAAATCAGATGGGCAGACCTTTCTTTCTATGAAACAGAAGATGGAACATCTGGAACACAAACACTTGCATGCACATCTGATGGAAACTGTGAACTTGTAGATATTTCTGCATAGTGGTATTATTATAGTATTGGGTAACACCAAAATTGCTGAGCACACGGCTCAGAAATAGGAGGATCTAATGAAAAAAGATCTAAATAATGATGGAGTAATATCAATGACAGAACAAATCCTAGCAGCTCTTGGAACATATGCTCGTGCATTCCTTTCAGCAGCAATTGCTTTGTATATGACTGGAAATACAAATCCAAAGGATCTACTTATGGGCGGAGTAGCAGCAGTAGCCCCAGTGATTTTGAAAGCTCTTTCTCCAAGCAATCAAGAATTTGGTTTTAAATCAGCCAAGTAATTCAGTAGACTGTATTAAGAAAGCTCCTATGCTAAAATGAGCATAGGAGTTTTCCTATTTTAGGAGATTTTGCAAATGGCAGTACAAAAAAATTTTGAAGTAGATCAAAATGCTACTTTCACCTTTGAAGTTCAATATACTGAAGAGGATGAAGTCACACCTATAAGTTTAGTAAATGCAACTGCAAAAATGCAAGTACGTGATACTAAAGGTGGATCTAAATTAGCATTTACTTTAACATCACCAACTGGTGGTATAACAATTAATGGAGCAACTGGAACATTAACTGTTAAAATGACACCTACTCAAACTAATAAATTGTTTTATCCAAAATCTTCTTATGACATTATGGTCGTCGATTCTAATGGGAATAAAATAAAACTCCTAGAGGGGTTTTTAACACTCAGTAGATCGGTGACTATATGACAGAAAAAGTAATAGTAAAAGAAGAAAAAAGAAAAGTTATTGTTACGTCTCCTGGACCTCAAGGTCCAGCAGGAAGAACAATATTAAATGGAACTGGTGCTCCTTCTGGAAATTTAGGAGTAACTGGAGATTTTTATTACAATACATCTACAACAGACTTTTATGGACCAAAACTTACAGACTTAAGTTGGTCTGGCGCAACAGTAATTAAATTTATTCAAGAAGGTGCAGATTATGCATATTCAACTTCTTGGGAAATAGCTCAACTTTCAGGGCCATTAAATGGCGTATATTCTTTAGAAATTATGCACAACTTAGGATTTTATCCAAATCTAACAGTAAGAACAAGTTCTGGAGATATTTTAGAAACTGGAATAGATTACAATAATATAAACAAAATAACACTGACTATGGCTCAACCATTTTCAGGGACAGCATACCTGTCATAAAGGAGAAATAAAAAATGGCAAGATTATTTGCAACTAGTATTAACCTCAATAAAAATGAGTTACAAAATGCTAGAATTCAAAATCTGTCCTCTAACCCATCCTCACCAGTGGCAGGTCAGATTTATTTTAATACAGTAGACAATGAACTTCGCATATATGATGGTTCACAATGGGTTGGTAGCGGCACAATTCTTTACGGAAACACCGCCAGCAGACCAGCATCTTCAAAAGCTGGATTAGTATATGCAGACACACAAACAGGAACATTCTATTTAGATACAGGATCTACGTGGCTACAAATTGGTGCAAATGCACAAGATATTGTAGATGCTATTAATGATATTAATACAGATGATATCGAAGAAGGTTCTTCAAATTTATATTTTACTGCAGGAAGAGCAAAAGATGCAGCAGGAGAAGCATCTGAGGCTGGAACACAAACTGGCATAACAGTAACATATGATGACGCAAACTCTGCAATTAATTTTGTTGTAGCAGATCAATTCTTATCTCACACAACTTCAGATTTATCAGAGGGAACTAATAAATATTTTACAGATCAAAGAGCAATAGATGCTAATACAGGCTTATGGGATACCATTGGTGCTGCAGCAACAGCTCAACAAAATGCAGAAGACTATGCAGATGACGCAGTTGATACTCATAATAATTTAACAACTGTGGTTCATGGGGTTACTGGAGATGTCGTAGGAACATCTGACTCACAAACTCTTACAAATAAAACAATAGGATCAGGAACATCGCTAGGTGCTAATTTAGATGCCGATGATTATAGAATCACAGGACTTGCAGATCCACAAAATCCACAAGATGCTGCAAATAGAAGATATGTTGATAATGCAATATCTGGTTTAGATTGGAAGCAATCAGTACATCTTCTTTATGATGATGCTACACCAACACTTTCTGGAGACTCAGTAACAACTCCTTTAATAATTGATGGACATGCAGCACTAGATGTAGCAGATATTGGATATAGAATACTTGTTAAAAATGGAAATGATGCTGGTATTTATGTATATAACCAATCTGGAACATCATGGACATTAACACGTTCTGACGACGCAGACACATACTCAGAACTAATCGGTGCAGCAGTATTTGTAATGGAAGGAACTCAATATGGAAATACATCTTGGGTACAATCTAATCATTACTTAACTGATTTTACTGGTCAATCATGGTCACAATTTTCTGGAACTGGATCAGTAGTTGCTGGATCTGGTATTGCAATAGATGGTCTCGAAGTATCATTTAGCCCAACATCAGATGGTGGATTAAACTCAAATGGATCTATTAAACTTGCAACAGACAGTGGACTTTCTACAAGTTCTTCAGGACTACAGGTAAATGTAGGAACTGGTTTAGAAGTCAATGCAGATACTATTGAATTTGCTTCAGGATATGGCATACGCAAATACGCAACATCAGTAGGCAATAACTCATCAGTTGCAGCAGACGTAACACATAACTTTGGAACAAAAGATGTAACCGTTACTGTATTCGATAATGCTACAGATGAAGAAGTTTTTGTAGATGTTAAACATTATGATAATAAAGTAACAATTACAACTGCAACAACAATTACAACAAATCAATATAGAGTAGTAGTAGTAGGCTAAAAATGTCAAAAAAGATGAAGGTACCACTTAACCTTCTAACATTATCCTCCGACCCAGTTTTTGGGTCGGCAGGAGATGTTTACTTTAATCTTATAACAAAAAATATAAAGTTGTATAATGGATTAGTTTGGGTTGACATAACCCCAGCATCAACAGATCCAACACCATTTTACATGCACACACATACATACGATGGAGATGTACATACAATAGATGTAGGCAACCAAATTACATTTAAAGAAATAAACTTAAATTCTTTACCTGAAGAAGATTTGCCTGATATAATTGGTATTGATGGTGGTGCACCAAACGATGTTATAACAAATGCACAATCATCAAATTTAAGTTTGATGGACGGTGGAAACGTTGGCAATTAATTTTCCAAACAGTTTAGATACATTAACTAATCCTAATTCTACAGACTCACTATCAAGCCCATCTCACTCAGAGCAACATAGAAATGCTAATGATGCTATAGAAGCACTACAGCAAAAAGTTGGAGTAGATGGATCACAAGATGTTAATTCTATAGATTATAAAATTTCAGATATAATATCTCAACTAGATGGCTTAGATAATAGTACTGAATCTATTCAAACATTATTAGGCTTAGAAGGCAATAATGATGTTTCAATAAGTGGAATAGAAAATAAAACTGTTATAGATAGTTTTTCAAAAACTTTATATAGAACAGTAAGATGGGTTCTTCAAATTTCAAGAGGAACAGATTTTGTTGCTGAAGCTTTAGATTTAGTTCAAGATGGAATAGATTTCCATTTGCAAGAGTATGAGATATCATCAAATACTTCAAATGTATTAGCAACAGTTACATTAGAAGAAAATTCAGGTATAATTAATTTATGCGTTACTCCTACGAGTACAGCAGTTACTGCTAGATTCTATAGAACAGCGCTTAAAGTATAAAAAAGCAGTAAAAAGGGGATAAAGTGGCAACAGTAAATAAAAACTTTAGAATCAAAAATGGTTTAGTAGTTGAAGGATCAACCGCTACCGTTAATGGTCAAAATGTATTAACAGAAACTGGTTCAGACCAGTATATTTTAAATTTAATTGGCGGAGAAACACTTGTAAAATCAGTTAATTCTTCTCAATTAGAAGTAAGCGCAGGCGGAGAGTTATCCGTAAAAGCAAACGTATTTGATGCACATGGCGCAGCTTCACAAGCTCTTTCAGATGCTGAAGATTATGTAGACAATGCATTAAATAGCTATACACCAACATCTAGTTTAGATACAACAATTGATGGTTATGGATACCTAAAGTCTGCTGATCTTTCTGGCTATGCAACAGAAACTTATGCAGACAATGCAGTCTCAACAGCAGTAAATGCATTAGATACAGATGATATTGAAGAAGGTGCATCTAACCTTTACTTTACAAATCAACGTGCTCTTGATGCAACCTCAGCTGCATATGATGCAGCAGGTGCCGCTTCTACAGCAGAAGCAAATGCTAATACTTATACAGATAACGCAATTAATGGACTAGATACAGATGACATTGAAGAAGGTACAACTAATAAGTACTACTCAGATACTCTTGCCCGTCAAGCAATAAGTGCTGGAACTGGTATTAGTTATAATACTTTATCTGGTGAGATTTCCGTAGACAATACAATTGCAACTCAATCTTATGTAGATACAGCAATTGATAATCTTGTAGACGGAGCCCCAGGACTTCTAGATACACTTAATGAAATCGCAGCAGCAATTAATGATGATGCAAACTACTTTACAACAGTAGCAAACTCAATTGCAGCTAAGCAAGATACTTTAACTGCTGGCGCTAATATTGATATTACCTCAAATACAATATCTGTAACTGGACTAGATACAGATGATGTAGCAGAAGGTACAAATCTATACTTCACAGATGCTCGTGCAAGAAGCGCAGTAGACGGAACTGATCGTTCCTTTACTTCTGTTGAAATTAATGAGGTTTCAAAAGAAGTTGCAGCGACAACTGGAAATATTGCAACAGCAGCAGCTACAACAGCATATGCTTGGGCAAAAGCAGATTATCGCAGTGCCAAGTTTATGGTTAAAATTAAAAATGGATCACACACAGAAGTTTCTGAACTACTAGTTACTTTAGACACATCTGATAGTGTTTATCTAACAGAATACGGAATGTCATCAACAAGCGGAACATCTCTAGGAACTATTACAGCAGATGTAAGCGGATCAGATGTGCGTATCCGTGTAACACCAGCAAATAATAACTCAGAGGTTATTGTAGCTGGAACATTGTTAATATAATTAAATAATAGGCTAGGGGAGAGCCTGAATCTCCCCACAAAAAAAATTAGGGGATAGTGAACTTAATGGCAACAACAGATAAAGATTTTAAAGTTAAAAATGGATTAAATGTCGCAGGAACTGCCACATTTGACTCCAATGTCGTATTGGGAACAACCCCCCTTAGATTTGATACAACAACAAATAAACTACAAATCCAGTTAAATGGAGAGTGGAAGCCTATTGCATTTACAGAAGACCTAGATAATCAAATTGGATTTACAGATATAGGTTTAGCTATAGATTACAATGGTTTACCAATATATACAGTTCAGGCAAATGGAGTAAACACCACAGCAACAAAATTTGCTGATGGAGGAAGTCCAACAACCTCAACTTATGGTATAAGTTTTGACTCAGGTTCTTTAGTTTAAATAAAATAATGCTATACTTAGCAAATAAGGGGTAATAAAATGTCAACAGTAAGAATTCAGTTACGCAGAGGCACAGCAACCGAATGGACAAATGCTGATACTGCTTTAAACTCATCAGGCGGTCTTGTATTAGCTGCTGGTGAAATGGGTGTAGAGACAAACACCAGAAAAATTAAAATTGGCGATGGTTCCACACGATGGAGCTCATTAGCATATGTAGCAGCAGACTCACCTGCAATTAGTGAGATTGCACAAGATGCAATTAATGATGCCCTTTCAATGGGTTCAGGTTTAACAAAATCTTACAACGATAATACAGATACAATTTCTATTGCAATTGATGATTCTGTTGTAGCACTTAAGTCTTATGTAGACTCTGAAGTGGGCGGATTACAAAATACAGTAACATCAGATTATGTATTAATATCAGATGTAGGAAATGCAGGAGGACCTGCAAAGTTAGATGTAGATGGAAATCTATTAGTTCCTAAATCAAGCATTATTTTAGAAGGATCATCAGCAAATGATTATGAGACAACTCTAACAGTAACAGATCCTACAGCAGATAGAACAATTACATTGCCAGATGCTTCAGGAACTGTAGCAGTTTTAACAGGTAGCGGAGATTTAGTTATACCTGGAAATCTAACTGTAAACGGAGATACAACATCATTTAATACAGCAGAAATGCTTGTAGAAGATAATGAATTTGTATTAAATTCAAATGTTTCAACAGGAACTCCTACAGTAAGTGCTCAGATTTCTGTAAGACGTGGATCATTAGACCCAGCATTTATTCAGTGGAATGAAACAACCGATAAATGGGTAGCAAATTATGGTGAAGCTAATGCAAAAGAAATAGCAACACTAGACGATGTTGAATTTATGGGAGACACATCAGAAGCATATGCGGATACTCAAATAGGATATCACAATGGAATAAGTGTAAATGTTCATGGAATAGCAGACACTTCTTTATTAGTAATACAAAATGATTTATCAACAGCAATTTCTGATCATAATTTAGATACAACAAGCGTTCATGGAATAGCAGATACATCTGTTTTGGTTACTACATCTGACCTTTCATCAACCCTATCTTCAGCTGAAAGTTATGCAGAAACTCAAGTAACAAATCATAATTTAGATACTACAGATGTTCATGGAATATCAAATACAGCAGATTTAGCAACAAAAGGTTACGCAGATCAAGCGGTATCAGATCATAGTGGAGACACAACAAATATTCATGGTATTTCAGACACATCTGCTTTAGCAACAAAAACATATGCAGATAATGCAGTATCACAAGAAGCAATTACAACTGCATCTAATTTAGCTACAGCAGTATCAAATCATAATAATGCTACAACTTCAGTTCATGGCATTGCGGATACATCTTTGTTAGCAACTACATCTTATGTAGATAACGCAGACTCAGATTTACAAGACTCAATAGATCTAAAAGCACCAATTGCAAATCCAACATTTACTGGAACAGTTTCTGGCATTACAGCAACCATGGTAGGACTTGGAAACGTAGACAATACTTCTGATTTAGATAAACCAGTTTCTACCGCTACACAAACAGCATTAGATCTTAAGGCAAACCTTAATTCTCCAACATTCACAGGTACAGCAACAACAAACCATCTTGTTGTAGATGGTGACTTTACTGTAAATGGTACTAATTTTGCAGCAAGTGCAACATCTATTACAATTGAAGATAATATGGTTCAACTTGCACATCAAAATGCAGCAAATACAGTTGATCTTGGTCTTGTTGTAGCATACAACGACGGCTCAGCAAAGCATGCTGGTATTGTTCGAGATGTTTCCGAAAATAAATGGAAGCTGTTTAAAGGTGTAGCAACAGAACCTTCAACAACAGTTGATTTTACAGAAGGATCTTTAGATGATCTTAAAGTTGCAGCATTCGAAGCAACAACTGTAACACCTTCAAGCGGTGTAGTGTTCTCAGATGGAACACAAACAAAAGAGGGTGTTCCTTCAAGAACCCCGATTATTTCAAAGACCGCTGATTACACACTTTCAGCATTATCTGAAAGAGATTCATTAATTGAAGTTGATTCTTCTTCAGCAGTAACAATTACAATTCCAACAAATTCAGCAGTAGCCTTCCCAGTCGGAACTACTCTTGATATTCTTGGAATAAATACAGGATTAATTACAATAGCAGGAGATACTGGAGTGACAGTAAATGCTACACCAGGATTAAAATTACGTACACAATGGTCATCATGTACTCTATTTAAGCGTGGAGAAAACGCTTGGGTAGCTTACGGAGATCTAAAGGCATAGGAGATAAATAAATGAGTAAAAGAGCTGGAAGAAAATCTCAACAGTCTAATGACTTTTTAGAGCCATATAAACCAATAATTACATCAGTTACAGATGTAGGTACAAATAGACCATTTAATGATGGGTCTGCAAGCATAGCATTTGAATTGCCAGCAGGATCTCCAGATGCGACATCTTTCACAGCAACATCTAGTCCTACTGGATTAACAATAACTGGATCTTCATCTCCATTGGTTATGACTGGATTAGCATCAAATACTAATTATACATTTACAGTATATGCAACAAATTCTTATGGAAATTCACAAACATCAGATGCATCCTCATCTACATTAATTACAACAGTACCATCAGCACCAGTATCTCCTTCCGTTTCTTCAACAGTTGCCGACAGGGACGATGTTTCTTGGTCAGAACCATCTAGTGGTGGTAAATCTATTACATCATATACAGTAGTGTCTTCAGATGGACCATCTTATCAAAATATAGCAGCAACGTCATATCAAGTTTCAGAATCTGGTGGAACTACACAAAGTTATACAATTTATGCAGTTAATGCTAATGGAACATCAGCAGGAGCATCTACAAATTCAGTAACTACATTCTTTTCTCCACCATCATTCTTTGCACCTCCAGGGTTCTTTAGCCCTCCAGGATTCTTCAGTCCTCCAGGATTCTTCAGTCCTCCAGGATTCTTCAGTCCTCCAGGATTCTTCAGTCCTCCAGGATTCTTTAGTCCTCCAGGGTTCTTTGCACCACCAAGATTTTTTGCACCTCCAGGGTTCTTTGCACCACCAAGATTTTTTGGACCTCCGTATTTTGGAGGAGGAGCCACCTGCTTACACGAAGATACACCAGTAACAGTTGTTGGTGAAAATGACTCAATTGAATATAAACCTGCAAAAGATGTTCAAGAAGGAGATTGGATATGGGCAGTGGATATAGAAGAACTAGATCCAAATGAACCAGCATATTCATCATTATTCTGGATAAGCCCTACAGCAACCTTTAATGGTTTAGTTAAAACAGAGGTTATTAATAAATATACTTCTTTAGCTGAAGAAACAATAACCATTAATAATGATCCAAGTTCTAGATTTACAAAAGAACATCCAATGTTTATAACAAGAAATGGAGAAAATACATTCGTTTTAGCAAATAATTTGCAAATCGGTGATATTTTATCTAAGCATGATAATCAAGGCAACATATACTCAGAAACAATAAATTCTATAGAAACTATTGTAGAAGAGTGTGCAGTGCTTACATTTAATGCTGAGCCATATGATTTAATTTATGCAAATGGCATATTAACTCATAATAAATAATATAGACATATAAATAAAGTTTTGCTATAATTATTTTTTAAATACTAGCAGAAAGATATTTATTTTGGAAAAATTAGAAGTAGGATATGGCATATGGCTATACCGCAACGTATTTCCAGACAATCTTAATTTAATTACAAGAATAGAAAATGCTATTGATAATAGTAATGGAATTTATTCTTGGAAAGAAGCAATGGTTGGATGGAAACAAAAAATTCCAGAGTATAGAAATTGTTTAGATTTTAAAGTTTCTAAACCAAATAGTACATCAATAACTAAGAATAAAAGTTCAGTAGAAGTACAATCAATTTGGCAAGACTCCTACAATGCACAAAAAGAATGTCTAGATGATTATTGTAAAATGTATAGAATAAAATTAGATTATTGGGAATCTTTTAACTTTGTTAAGTATGAAGAGGGCCATCATTTTGAGGAGCACTCAGATCATGGAGATGCCTATGTTTGTACTGTATCTGGAGTAGGATATCTAAATGATGATTATGAAGGTGGAGAATTATTTTTTCCAAAAATTAATATATTTATTAAACCACAAAAGGGAGATCTATACTTATTTCCATCTTCATTTATTTATTCTCATAAATCAATGCCAATAAAGTCAGGAACTAAATACTCAATAGTTACAATGTTTGATTATAACGATAAGCACCATAAAGGACAATAATGTTAAATAATGCTGAATACCTAGCCCCAGGAATTATAGTTTATAGAAATGTATTCCCAGAATCAATGAATTTAATTCAAAGATTAGAATCAGAACTTTCAAAAGAAAATAATCCTTATAAATGGAAAACTGCAAAAACTGGGTATAATTTAGAAGATAAAAGATATAGAGATTGTGCTGATTTTAAAATTAAAAGTAACCCACAAGGTTATTTAATGTTAGGCGGAGAAAGCGTTACGCCAGAAAATAAAAAAGAAACAGAAATAGCTTTAGAAAAAGTTTGGCAAGACTCTTATAGCGCACAAATAGAACCAGTAGAAGATTATAGAAAAATATTTGGACTTGCACCATTAAATTATTGGGAATCTTTTAATTTTGTTAAGTATGGAGAGGACCAGCATTTTCAAGTACATTCAGATCACGGATATTCTTATATTTGTGTTTTATCTTCTGTTGGATATATTAATGACGATTACGAGGGTGGAGAATTATTTTTTGATAAGTTAAATTTAAAAATTAAACCAAAAGCTGGGGATCTTTACTTATTTCCTTCATCTTATATTTACTCACACGCAGCTATGCCAGTTACAAAAGGGGTTAAATACTCTATAGTTACAATGCTAGATTATTTAGAGGCACCACACACCCCAGAGTACAGAGAAATAGAAAAAAGATATACAGAAAATTATTTATAATGTATAAGATTAAGGCTTATAAAAATATTAATTCTGCAGATATAAAACAAATTAATATTAAAAGAGACTGGATGGACAATACTGTAGATGGACACGCATACAGATGTTTTCCAGTAACATTAGCAAATGGATTAGGATGGGGTTTATCTTTTCCTAAAGATATATCTTTTATTTGGGACGGAATTTCAGACACCTCTGGAAATCATGTAAAAATATTAGAAGGAGAAGAGTATTGTTATACAGAAAGAGCAAATGCTACAATTAGTTTCAAAACAGGTATAATATTTGAAACAGATAAAGACGTAAGCTTACTACAAATGCCTGTCCCAAATATGTTTATAGATGGAGCACAAGCATTTACAACAATAATGAGTACATCTTTTTTTAAAGGAGAATTTCCCTGTGCTCTAAGAATAACTAAACCGTTTACAAAAATTACAATTAAAGCTAATCAGCCGTTTATATCAATAGTACCAATATCTTTAACTAATTTACAAAATTCAATAATAGAAATTGATGATCCTAAGAATATGAAAAATAACATATCTTTAGATGAAAAAGAACACTTAGATGTTGTTAAAGAAAAAACAAAAAATGGAATATGGACCAATTTCTATAGAGATGCTGTTAATTATAAAGGACAAAAAATAGGAGAGCATGAAGTTAAAGCAATTAGACTTTATGTTAACAATAATGAATAAAATAATATTTCATTCATCTAGACCTTATAATAAAAATACTGAAGAATATTTACCCGTGCCTTCAAAAACAGAAATTCCAAACTGGTTTTCTAAAGCTAGTAAATATTGGAAAAACATGGATGGTTCATATATTGTAGATCATCTTGGTGAAAGAGGACTCGGTTTTAAATCATGCCCAGCACTTTTAGATTCATTTTCTATTGGTTATCTTTTAAAAACTCCATGTGATTTAGCATTTTATGAAAAAGATGGAGATATACATGTAGAAACCCCCAAAGGATTTGAAGAGTTTTGTGCAAGAAGAGAAGAGATGCCAGAGTTTGTAGTTCCACATGGATATAGAAAAACACATTTTCATTGGTGGCCAAATTGGTCAATGGAGACCCCAGAAGGATATAGCTTATTAGTTATAAATCCATTAAATAGATTTGATTTACCATTTTTAACAACTAATGGTATTATAGATAGTGATATGTACACAATTTCAGGACTTATTCCATTTTTCTTAAAAGATAATTTTGTAGGATTAATTCCTAAAGGAACTCCATATGCACAAGTAATTCCTTTTAAAAGAGAAGACTGGAAAATGGAACCTATTTTTCATGAAAAAAGAACTATGATAAAAAAACATGTTTTTACTGCAAGAAAATTTAGAGTAAAAGGCGGAGGAATATACAAAAAAGATATTTGGAAACCAAAGAAATATGAATAAAGGAGACTGTTATGTTTGAAAATGCAAACGAAAAAGATATTATACAAAATTTTGATGCCGTAAATGAAAACAAAGATATTAGAACTGCTAGAAAATCAATAACCCCTTCTGGATACTTTGGTTCTTCTTCTAATATGATTCAAGAAATAGAAAATTTTTTAACTGAGGAAGAACAAGAATTTTTATTAAATTTTGCAAAAAATAATAAAATATGGGACGTAACAGAATCACATTATAATGAAAATGGAACTATTATATATGACCATAGGCCTTGGGAAAATAGAGTCGCAACTCTTAATACATTAACAAAAGCAAACCCAGAAGTAGTTTTAATGTTAAGAGAAATTATAGAAAGATTGAAACCAGTAATTGAATCTTTTTATAATGTAGAAGCTACACCTACACACCCAGCAATTGTTAGATGGCCTAAAGGTACATATCAATTCCCACATGCAGATAAAGAGTTACACGAGGGCCCAGACGCTGGAAAAGAAAATGATTTTCCATGGTATGATCTAGGAACTATTTTTTATTTAAATGATGACTACGAAGGCGGAGAACTTCATTTCCCTAAACAAAATATATCTTTTAAACCAAAAGCAAGAGCAGCATATTTTTTCCCTGGAGATTTAAATTATATACATGGAGTTAATGTAGTAAAGGAAGGATGTAGATATACATCGCCCTGGTTTTGGACTATTACAAAATTAAAGGATAAAAATGTATAATATAACAAAATATAAAGATGATGTATTTACAATAGATGATTTTTTAACTGAAGATGAGTGTAAAAGAATCATAGATTATTTGGAAATGTCAGTACAAAATAATTATATTAAATGGAACCAGATCTCATTTTATGAATCTTATGCTATGGGATTTTGGGAATATGATAATAATTTAATTCCTTTTGGATTTAATCCAAAATATTTTCATGAGCTTAAAGAAAAAATAAAAAATGCTGGTGAAATCTGCTTTAATAATAAATTAAGCGAAATTAGTTATCATGCACAAAAATGGACAGAGGGCGCATTTGCAGGATTCCATTCAGACAATTCAGATGAACATGGAAACCCAACGGCTTTTCAAAGAAGTAAATATGCAATTTTTTTATATCTTAATGATAATTTTGATGGTGGTAATTTAAACTTTGAACACTATCCAATTAACATAAAACCAAAAGTAGGAATGTTAGCGGTTTTTAAAGGCGGATATAAAAATGAACATGAAGTAACAACAGTTAAAAATGGTGAAAGGTATACTATTGGATCATTTTGGGATGACGCAGACGCAGTCTACACAGATGAAGAAAAAGCTAAATGGGAAGTTGAATTAAAAGAAACAAGAGCTGGTCAAGAAGTTATGTATAAAAAATGGAAATCTGATAAAGAAAATGGAATAGTTCCAACTTATAAAAGTAAGTATGAAAACTAACAGGAGAAAACATGAGCAATAATATGGAAAGAATAGTATTATATCCAAAGGTAGAGGTATATAGAAATTTATTAAATAACGTAAATGATTTATATGAAACTATGAAGGAATCAGAAAAAACATCAGACGGAAAATATTATTTAAGAAAATGGGATAAATGGTCGGTTTTTGGAACTTATACTCAACAAAAACACGAGGAGTCAGAGCCAAGAGAATACGGTCAAATGTACGATAGAGAAAAACTATTATCTGATGAAGTTTATAAAGCGTATAACATTGCAATAGATGCATATATAAAAAATAATAATGTTGTCATGCCAGAAGGAGCTCAATTAATGTCTTCTTCATTCTCTAAATATAAAAAAGACTTAGATGTTTTAGAAAATAATTTAGCCATGCAGTACCATACAGATTTTAAAATTTTTGAATCAGAGTGGCCAGGGTCAAAATTTTTTCTAACATGTACAACTTACATTAATGATGATTATGAGGGTGGAGATATTGAATTTTTTATAAATGGAGAATTTGTTTCTCACAAACCAAAAGCAGGAGACATTTTAGTTTTTCCTTCTATCCCTCCATATTTTCATGGAGTTAAAACAATTAAAAGAGGAGAAAAGTTTTTTGTAAGAAATTTTATCACATATCTTTCTGAGGGTTCTAGATCTTGGTTAGAGAATCAAAAAATATACGGACCAAGAGAATGGCTTCAGATGGAAGAAGATAGAATTAAAAGAGAGATGCCAGAAGCAATGCTTTATTTTGAAAATGGAAAACAGATACAATATTCAGAGAAAATAAAAAATAATGAAAATAACAACATTAAATGATAATATTATTTACTATCAGAGTTTAATAAATGATATAGATAATTTTATTAATTTAATAAATAATATAGAAGAAGAATATGTTTATCTTTTTTCTAAATGGGAAAAATGGTATGCCAGCAATGCAGATGTTTTATATGGAGAATCTAGAGAATCTTCTTTTAGTAGTATATTAAATAATTGTAAAAAGGAATCAGATTCTTTTTTTATTGCAAAAACTATCAAAGAATTAGTAGATTTTTGCATTAAAGATTATTGTGAAAAAACAAAACAGGTCCCAGGATATTTGCCAGATCATTTTACAATTAAAAAATATAATACCGATGCATATATGGGTCCACATGTAGATACCGAAGATTTATTTGATAAAAAACAACCATCTATATCTATGGTTTTTTATTTAAATGATGATTACGAGGGGGGAGAAATAGAGTTCCCTAATCAGCAAATCAAAATAAAGCCAGAAGCTGGAAGTTTAATTATATTCCCGTCCTATCAACCATATATACATGACCCAAAACCAGTTTTATCTGGAACCAAATACATGATACCTCTTTTTTGGTTTAAAGAAAAGTTTTGGTAGATTTATTTTAATAATTAAGGTATAATAAAATAATGTCTTATAAAAATGTAATTGTAAAAGACTCACCAATAGGATACTGGCCGCTGTCTGAAAATACTGGCACAACTATAATAGATGAATCTGGATGCAATAATAATGGAACAGCGTCAAGTTTAAGCGTAGTAAAAATACCACTAGTTTCAGACGGATCATCAGTAGCTAGGCTGATGTCAGATTCAGTATATTTAATATTTAATACATTAAATAGCTATTCTCAAGAATCACTAACGGTTCCTGGATTTGCAAACAAATATTCATCTGACAATGATTTTAGTTTAGAGTGTTGGGTATATCCACAAATATCTGACCTATCAGAAATTGCAATCCTAGCAGATATAGATAATGAAATAGGAATTTTTTGGGATCAGGGAAATATAGTATTTAAATTAAATAGTGAAACGTTGTCATATACAATCCCAGACTTTAATCAAGCATTGCACATAGTTGCCACATATTCTGTAGACAGAATGTCTATTTATTTAAATGGAAGTTTGGCTGTATTCAAAACATTAGAAAGTTTTTCTTTTTCAAATACATCTCTTGAAATACAATCTGGACCAATAGATGGAGACGATAATTATTTTATTTTAGATAATGTAGCAATATATAGATATGCTTTAAACGAAAATCAAATTTTAAACCATTATTCGTATACTGGATATACCATACCATATCAAGTTGTAATACCAGACGACGGAGAACTTTTTGAATTTGTAGATAGTCAGATGAATAAAACTTTTACATATTCATACCCATACAATAAATCATGGGAAGGATTTTTAAATGAAGATGTGGTGTTAAATAGATCAGAAAATTATATAGAAATATTAAAAACAAATACTGTTGAAAATAAAGAATTTATAATAGAAGATATAATTTCTATACCATCAGCAATACCAATGGACTCATCAAAAATAGAATGGGCTGGACACAATGGCATTTCTGTAGAAACAAGTATAGATGGAATTACTTATGAACAATGTGTTAATGGACAATCAATACCTCAATTTTTAACAAGTAGCTTTAGCGATTCAAAAGTTATTTATTTAAAAATTACTATGTCGTCTACCGACACGTCGAAGTATTGTCCAAAACTATATAGCCTAACAATATCATTCTATAATCAGCAAATAATGTATTCTAGAAATGGAAATAGCTATTTATCAAAAGTTGAAGATTGCGACGCATACCTAGGGACAGAAAAACACCCAATATCTTTTAGAAATAATAAAAATGGAATCTTGGTTCCACTAGATTCAGGATTTAAGATAAATACAGATAAGCTAGTAAAATCAATAGAATTTTTCTATACGCCATACGATAACTTTCTTTCTGGTCCATCAACTATACCAGGATCAATAATTAATGTCGCTTTATTTGGAGACGGGGAAGCAGCAAGTTATTCATGGGATAATGGATTTACAATATCCAAAACCAATATAGAATCATTATATGTGAACACAGTAGACTATACAAGCGAAACCAATATGTCATATATATTTGCCCCAGGAAATCTACACCATGTAGTAATTTCATTTTCTGACTCAGTAACTGGAGAATTAATTTTTAATATAAATCAAGGGGATGGACCTAAAGCCCTATACCAAAATCTATCCCTATATACAGAAACCTTAGACTATAATAAAATTAAAAACCACTATAGTCTATATTTAGGAAAGTCTACCTATACAGCAGAAACTTCTGCCACCAACCTGTCAGAAAATTCAGTAAATTTATATAATAATGACTGGCTTGTGATACAAAACTCATAAATCTGAACATACTGCTGACAAGATATGGACTTTAACCAAGAATAATGGTAGAATAAATACCTGATGGATATTAAAAGAGTAAATCAAGAACTAATAGAAGAGACTATTCTAGGAATTTATGTCTGGGAAATGCCAGATGGTAGATGGATAGGCGATGATGATGGAAATTTTCTTTCTATTTCATCTAAAAAGGGAAACCGTTCTAGAATCGATGCACTTGCTAGAGAAGTAAGATCATATGGAATATATGAAGGAAAACCTAAATTTTTATCTGGTAGACGTAAAATAGATGATGAAGAATTTGAATATCAAAAACAAAGACTTGAATGGGGACTTACACCAGATCCACTAGATATTGGTGTTTATAAGGATTCATTGAAAAATGGAGGAAAACCGTAATGGAATTTATTGATGAAGAAAATAATCTATCTCAAGAAGTAAGTATATCAAATTCAGCAGATTGGTTTAAGTTTAATAATAAAGAAGTTACAATAGACAATGATCCATTTAATATTGATGAAGACTCATTAAAAAAAGTACACGGACTTAGTCCAGCTTTTAGACGTAAAATGTCTAGAGAATTTTCAAAACGTTTTATCGGACAAGAAAAAACTGGAACTCAACAAAATTTATTGCAACAGGCTGTAACTGGCTATGCCATGTTCGACCTAGTACAACCAGTTTATAACTTAGAATATTTATCTAAAATTTATGAAATATCTCCATATAACTATGCTGCAATTAATGCAAAGGTTGCAAATATTGTTGGATTAGGATATACATTTGTTGAAACTAAAAAGGCAAATGATGCATTAGATAATATTGAAGATCCAAAACAATTAGAAAGAGCTCGTCGTAAATTAAATAAACTAAGACAAGATCTAGATAATTGGCTAGAGGAAACAAACGAAGAAGAAACTTTCACAGAAACTTTGATAAAAGCATATACTGATCTTGAAGCCACTGGAAATGGATATATTGAAATTGGTAGAACAAGCGCTGGTAATATTGGATATATAGGACACATTCCTGCAAAAACTATGCGTGTTCGTAGACTTCGTGATGGCTTTATTCAATTGCTTTACGGTAAGGCAGTATTCTTTAGAAACTTTGGAGATCAGGAAACACCTAATCCAATCGCAGGGCAAGAAGATCGTCCAAATGAAATTATTCATTTAAAGAAATACACACCGATGAATAACTATTATGGCATTCCAGATATTATTGCATCACAAAATGCTATGGCAGGAAATGAGTTTGCTGGTAAATACAATTTAGATTATTTTGAAAACAAAGCAGTACCTCGTTATATTATTACTGTAAAGGGTGCCAAGTTATCACCAGAATCAGAACGTAAGCTTCTTGAATTTTTCCAGGTAGGACTAAAAGGTAAAAATCACAGATCATTATATGTGCCACTACCAGCAGATACAGCAGATTCTAAAGTTGAATTTAAAATGGAACCAATTGAAGCAAATGCTCAAGAATCTTCATTTAATGTATATCGTAAATCAAATAGAGATGAAATATTATTAGCCCATAGAGTTCCAATTAATAAAATTGGAGTTCCAGAAGGAGTAAGTTTAGCTTCTGCTAGAGATGCTGATAAAATGTTTAAGGAGCAGGTATGTCGTCCTGCACAAGATATTTTAGAGAAAAAATTAAATAGAATTATTGCAGAAAAAACAGATGCTGTAATTCTTAAATTCAATGAATTAACTCTAACTGATGAGGATACTCAGTCTAAAATTGATGAAAGATATTTGCGTATGCAGGTTATTACCCCTAATGAGGTTAGAATTAGAAAAGGTATGATTCCAATGGACGGCGGAGATGAGGTTGTTGTTTTAAAACCACAGCAACAATCAGAAATTAGAGCCCAAGCTGGAAATTCTAGAAATAGGACTCAAGAGAGATCTGCAAATTCCCCAGATATTTCAGGGGAGGCTAGAAATCCAAAAGGTGAAGGTCGTACCACCGCTTAATTATTAGGCAACTAGTTATTTGCCTTTTTATATATAGAAAGATAAAATTAAGCATATGAATATTGAAAAATCTTATTGGTCCAGCAATGGCGAAAATATCAATTTATCAGTTCCATTCACAAAAGTCAATCGTGAGAAGAGAACTGTATCAGGTTTTGCAACACTAGATAATCTAGATCAAACTGGTGATGTAGTTACAGCAGAAGCATCGCTTAAAGCGTTTGAGAATTTTCGTGGCAATATTCGTGAGATGCATGGACCAAATGCTGTTGGTAAAATGGTTTCTTTTAAACCAGAAACATTTTATGATCCAAAAAGCGGAGAATTTTACCATGGAGTATTTGTAGATGCATATATTTCAAAGGGTGCACAAGATACTTGGGAAAAAGTTCTTGATGGAACACTTTCTGGATTTTCAATAGGCGGAAAGATTATCGAATCAGATAATGAAGTAAATAAGTCAACAGGACAAACAGTAAGATTTATCAAAGATTATTCATTGATGGAGCTGTCAGTAGTAGACTCTCCAGCAAATGAACTTTGTAACATATTGTCAATTCAAAAAATGAATGGACAACTTATGTTTAAAGGTATTGCAGCAGAAACAAAAGTAGAAAATATTTTTTATTGTGAAGATAGTGATTCTGTATTTATGTCAACAGAATCAACATTTGTATCCCCAGTAAGTGGCAAAGAAGCAGAACTAATTGGTTGGGTAGAATCAAATGATGTTAATAAAGCTAAAGAAATAGAAAAGATTCTTGCTTCATTCAAGAAGACAAGATTAACGTTGCCTGAAACACAAACAATTGCAAAACAGGCAAACGAAGAAGGAGGTAATGAAGTGTCAGAAAACACAGAAACAGTAGCAGTAGAAGAAACTGCTCCAGTAGAAGTTTTAGCTCCTGCAGTAGATGCAGTAGTTGAAAAAGCTGTTACAGAAGATGTAGTAGCAGATACTTCTGCCGAAATCGTTGAAAAAGCAGCAGACGTCTCAGAAGTCGTCGTTGATGAACCTGATTTTGCAAAAATGTTGGGTGATCTAAAGGGCTTTTTCTCAGAAACTCTAAGCAAGGCTTCTGAAGCAAATGCAGCACAAGTAGCAACTCTTAAAGATACAGTTGAAACTTTTAGCAAGAGCGTAGAAGGCCGAATCTCAGAGTTGGCAGAGCAACACGCAGAACTCAGCAAGTCTGTTGAGAATATCAAGAACACGATTGATGGCGTACAAAAGCGTGTCGATGCAGTAGAATCAGAGACTGCAATAAAGAAGTCCTCTGACCTTGGCGGGTCTCAGGAAGTAAAAATCCAAAAATCAAAATGGAACGGTTCTTTCCTCGGTTCCGTAAACGAACTATTTAAATAAAGGGTAGGTGAAATAAAAATAATGAGCAATGAACTATTAGAAAAAGCAGTTGCTAGTGATACAACAGTAACTGGTACATTTGCTTCAACAACTGGTGGAGAAGGAATCCACACTGGGTCTGAAAATGGCAACGGTGGTCTTCTAAATCCAGAACAATCAGCACGTTTCCTCGACTATATGTTCGACGCAACCGTAATTGGTAAAGTCGCCCGTACAGTTCGCATGAAGGCTGATACAACTGAAATTGATCGCATGGGCGTAGGCGAAAAGCTTATGAAACTTGCAACTGAGGCTGACAACACTGCAGAAAACGCAGCTGTTACATTCTCAAAGATTTCTCTTTCAACAAAGAAACTACGTCTAGATTGGGAACTTTCAACTGAGTCTCTAGAAGACAATATTGAAGGTCCAGATCTAGAAGATCACATTGCCCGCTTGATGGCAACACAAGCAGGTAATGATATTGAAGATGTAATTCTTAACGGAAATACAGCTTTGTCATCTGATGCTCTATATAAGGCATTTGATGGTGTAGTAAAGATCGCAAAGGCAAACGGACACGTTGTAGATGCAGGCGGAGATACAATCTCTCGTGCAGTATTCAATGATGCTCTAAAGGCGCTTCCACGTAAGTATAAGCAACGCCGTACAGATCTTCGCTTCTTGTCAGGTTCAAACTTGATTCAAGATTATCTATACAATACTTCACAGAATATTCAAAATGTTAACCCACAAGATATTGCTTCTGGCATTATCCGTGGTGAGGTAGCTCCTGTATCTGGCCCAGCTGGATATGTAGCTCCATACGCATTTGGTATTCCAATTGTTGAAGTTCCATTACTACCAGAAACACAAACTGGTACATACTCAGGAACATCTGGTTCACACGGAGACGTCCACTTGACATTCCCAAATAACGTAGTTATTGGTATCAAGCGTGATGTAACTGTTTACCGATTCTTCTGGCCACGTAAGGACTCCATTGAGTACACAATGTATACTCGTGTTGGTGTTCAAATCGAGCAAGCAGACGCTTGGGTAGTTGTAAAGAACGTTAAGGTTGCTTCTTAATTAAGAATTAACCAATTGAAGGCCCCCAATTAATTTTGGGGGCTTTTCATTTAAATTTAGTAATGCTATAATTAAATAACTTAGACTAAGGAGAATATATGTCATTTGAGACATTAAAATTAGCTGAAATTAAAAAAGTAGCCGAAGACTTTGGCGTAGATATAGAATCAATAAAAAGTAAAAATGATATTATCGCAGCTTTAGCTGAAGAGGGTGTCACATGGGCAATATATGAAAAAACAATTAAAGATGTAGCACAAGCATCAGAAGAAATTGAAGTATTACCTAAATTTGATCCAAAGAAAAATCAAGATAAAGATTCAGTCTTGGTTAGAATGGAAAGAGCAAACTTTAGATACGATACTATGGGATATACTTTTACACAGGAACATCCATTTGTAGCAATGTCAGAAGATCAAGCTCAAGCAATTTTTGATAAGGAGGAAGGTTTTAGATTAGCCACACCAAAGGAAGCACAAGACTTCTATAACTAATTTAAGCCTTTAAAATGGCAGAGATATATAAAGATACAGTTACTCCAGTAAAAACTAAAATATTTTGGAATAACGAAATAGTTAATGCTGATAACGACGAAGTTACAGCTGAAATTTATGACATAACAAATGATATTTCTATAGATCCGCCAATTGATCCAGAAGCCATAATTTCTACTATGGATGCAGATAAAGTAGAAAATGATAATGGAACATATCAAATATCATTATCAAGATATTACACAAATAGAAATAGAAAATTTAAAATTGTATGGCTTTATAATATTGGCGGATTAAATGGAGAGCATTCAACATATCTAGATGTAGTTACTCCATACTGTAGTTTTGCTGAAGTTATAGATGATTTAGAATTAGGAACAGATCCTTCTGATCCAAAATATAAAACTTATCACGAGTTGTCAATGGCAGAAAAATATGCTCGTAAAATTATAGAAGATTATACTGGACAATCATTTTATTTATATAATGATGAAGAGATAATTTATGGTAATAATTCTGACGTATTGCCATTGCCATATAAAATAAATGAAATATATCAAATATATGCAGATGATATTCTTTTAGTAGATAATTTATCCACACCACCAGTTAATAATTGGGGGTATACTCCAGTAATTTCAGAAACTGGATTTGGAATTAGATTAGATAGAACAGAACTTGTTGATAATACTGTATATGTGGCAAACGGAATGATTCCTCCATCAATTAATGATTTGTATACTGGACAAGCTTTTAGAAAAGGTGTCAGATATAGAGTTGTTGGAAAATATGGATGGGACACAGTACCAGATGAAGTTGAACAAGCAACAATTCAATTAATTGGACACTATTTTGGAAAAGACAGAATGTGGGCAGATAGATATTTGAAGAGTGTTTCAACATTTGATTGGGACTTTGAGTATAATGATGCTGTATACAGTGGAACTGGATGCGCTTATTCTGATAAATTATTATCTGCTTATGTTTTATCAAATATGGTGCTTATCTAATGTACGATCTCATGGAAGCTGTGCTATCCATGAAAATGGATATATATAAACAATTTGATAAACAAAATGAAGATACTGGTGCAATAGTCAAAGAGTGGAATTATTATAAAACCATAAATTGTCATGCTAAAGGAGTTATAACAAACTCTGCTACTACCAGATCTGGCGATAAGCAAATATTTAATAATAAATATACTAACGAACAAATAATTCAAGTAAGAACATCTGAAAAGCTTACTGCTAGAGAAAAAATTACTAATATTAGAGATGCAGATGAAAATATTATTTGGGTAGAAATAGATTATCCAACAGAGACGCCTACCGTATTCGAGGTAATGGGAACTACACCAGTAACCGATCCATTTGGATATGTCGTTGCATTTAACTCCACTTTAAAGAGATCGGAGAATCAACAAATTGGAATCTAACGTAATGCTACTGCAGGCAGCATCTGGACTTGAGAGATTAATGTATAATAAAAATCCTAAAGGGGATATACAGGATAGCAATATTGCTCAAATCTCAGCAGCATTATATTATCAAGCAAATGTAGTGGCTAAATTAAGCAATAGCAAAAAATTTAAATCAGCATTTAAAAAAATTATATTTACTCAAATAGATAAAGATTTTGGAGAATATATAGACTCTCAAGCAAGAGCAAAACCAAGATCCCTACATCATGTTTATGAATGGAAAAAATTTGGTAATAAAAATGCTAGATTATTTAAATTAACATTTATGGATTCTGAAGGAATTTCATTTAAAATAGATTATCAATTTAAAGCATCCACATCCATGGTTCCAGCACCACAAGGTAGACGTAGACATGTATTTGCAAATAAAGCATCTGTGATGGAAGCTGGAATGCCTCTTAAAATTGCTCCACGCCATTCTCAGAGGCTAGTATTTGAATCTAATGGTATTACAGTATACATGCCTAAAAACGCTTCTGTGACCGTTCAGAGGCCTGGAGGACCTGGTGTTAAAAATCAATTTAAATTACAAT